CACGAACATATGTTCGATTCAATTCCCCCAGAACACTTGTTCGGATTTTTTTAGTAAGAAATTTGGCACGAAACTTGCTGCGAAACTTTTTGCGCACGCAAATATATTTCAAATACCGAACATATGTTCTTCAAACGTTCGATACATGACACCCATACCCGGTGGGGTATATTGACACCCATACCCGGTGGGGTATATTGACACCCCACCCGGAGGGGGGTGTAGGTTGCACGCGCTTATCTGATATTTTATTAAAATTTTTAGTAAAAAAGTGCTTGCATTTTTAGGAAAGTGTGGTATTATATATAAACATAGAAACGAGATAACTTGTTTATAGAAAGTGAGGAAATGAAAATGTTAAAGATTGAATCGGTATTAAGTGAACACGTAACACTTACAAGAACAAGTCAGGTTGAAATAACACAAGAAGAAATAGAAATACTTGCGGTGTATATGGACAATGATGTTAGAGAGCGGGTACATAGTGAATTAGCACCATGCACACCAACTGAATTTTTAAAAAGATATCTTATTTATGAACCGGGTTTTAGTACAGTTGTAAAGAATGTTATTGACGTGGATGTTTTACAATGGCAATCATGTTATGATTATTAAGTAAAAAACATAAATTATAGGATAGAAAAGGAAGGAAAAACAATGAAAATGAAGAAAAAGTTAGTGGAACGAGTTATTAATGAAAAGATAGTCGATACAAATAGATATCGTTATTGCTATTGCAGCGAAGATGGAGTTATTAAAAGGATTAATATAAATTATCTTAACACAACGTTGACACTTAATAAGAATAATTGGGTGGTAGTTTGGAGGTGTAGAAAGTGAAAAAAGTATGAAAAAAGACTTTACTTTATATCTCTTTAGTATTATAATTAAGAAAAAAACAGGGGGTATAAGGCAATGTTAGAATGGTATAAAATAGATTTAATTGTTTTAGGTTTTATGATTATGGATATGATATTAGGTGTATTATCTGGTTTTTTATCGAAATCTAGTAAGACAAAGAACGGTGGTTTTAGTTCAAAACAATTTAGAGAAGGTATTGCGAAGAAATCAGTAATGATTTTTTATCTTATCATAGCAGCCGCTTTGGATTATGTAATGCATACTAGTGTTTTACATTATGCAATGGCATGTTTGTTGATTTTTAATGAGGGCATGTCAATTTTGGAAAAGGGTGTGTTGTTAGGTGTACCTATGCCAAAAGTTTTAAAAAATGCTTTGGAGGTTGTAAAAGGTGATGAAAATACAAATACAAATGAATCAAAATAAAGTCAGTGAAAAACTTTTAGAATTAATGAATAGGCTTAATTTTGATATTGAAAAAGTAACTTTATCTGACGATGAAATAGAGTATCAAGCTTTTAATGCAGCAAATAGTTATCTTAATTATATATTTATGAATAATGATATATCAGGAATAACATTGGATGTATTAAATGTTAGGGAATTGCCTACAATAAAATCAAAAATAGTGAAAACATTGCCTAAAGGAACAAAAGTCGAAATTAAGAATTATTCGCTTGAGACTAATTTTTACGAAATTAATGATGGTTATATATATATGGATTATGTAAAAATCAGTTAATAATCTGTATGATATAAGAAAAAATGAGGTAGTATATGAATATTAAAGTTAGAAGTAGAGTAACAAACAATGGAACATTATATTTAAAAGGATGTTATGCTGATGAATTGTTTATTTTTGCGTCCGAAGATTATATTATACAATATGATAATCAGGAAAAAACAATCTTAATTTTTCCGGCGGGTGGGAATGGTAGAAAATTAACTAAACATAATAAAAGTTATTTGATCCACATACCTGTTAAATATGATGATTTTTATAATAGGGATGTAATTATAACATATGATTATGATGAAAAAATGGTGTTAATTTATAGTATAAAAATCGAGGTAGCTTTAAATGAAAGAAATAGAAATTGATAGTATTTTATCTATGTCAATAGAACAACAAAGAAAGATATTAAGAACATTATCAAAAAGGGCTAATAGTAGACTATTAGCCCTTGAGCGTCAAGGTTATACTAAAAATGCTTATGAAAAGGCCAGATATAATCTTGATAGGATATACTCAACGAATGATAGAGAGAAAAGAAAAGTTAGATTTACTGAACGTACAACTAGATTAACTAATACACAAGTAGCTAGGGAAGTAAAAGCCGTTACGGAGTTTTTAACATCGCAAACATCAACTATCAGAGGGAATAAGCGTATAAGAAAATCTCGTGAAAATTGGGTTAAAGAAAAATTAGGTGTACAGATTGACAATGTAGATGATTTTTTTGAATATCTTGAAGTGTTTGCTAGTAATAGGATACATGATTATCTAGACTCTAAACAAGTGATGAAAGATATTAATGCAGCTATTGAACAAGGAATGTCTAAAGAAGACCTTGAAAAAGTTTATGATAATTTTAGGAAGGGTTTGTTTAAAGCTGAGAAAACATTGGAAGATTTGAGAAATAAAAAATGGATTGAAAATAGGTGATTTTTATGGAAATAATTCCAGTACAGACTATTAGGGGGATTGTAAATGAGGTAGTATATAATATCAATGACTTTCCTTATGATAATTTGAAAAAATTTCCAAAAGTAAAAAATAGGTCAAAAAAAAATCCAAAAGTATATTATAATGTACCCGCAGCTTTTGATATCGAAACAACATTAATTGATGGAGTTAAGGATAAAAAAGGAAATTATATTAAAGGTTTAGAGCCCTACTCTTTTATGTATCATTGGCAATTTTGTATTGATACATATGTAGTCTTTGGTAGACGCTTTGAAGAATTAATTTTTTTTTTTTCAATCGTCTTAGAGAAGCAATGGAATTATATGATACATTAAGATTAATCATTTATGTACATAATTTAGCGTATGAGTTTCAATTTATTAAAGATTTTTTGGGTATTGATAATATTTTCGCCAGAAAACCACATAAACCCATGAAATATGTAGTGGATAATATTGAATTTAGATGTTCATATTTTTTATCGAATATGAGTTTATCTAAGTTTTCTGAAAATTCTCCATCTTGCTATCATAGAAAATTATCAGGAGATGATTATGATTATACAAAGTTACGTACACCTGATACATCTATGACCTTAAGTGAAAAAAGTTATTGTTATAACGATGTTAGGGGATTAGTTGAGTGTATACGAGATAAAATTAATGACGAAAATAATAAGTCAATAGCAGATATACCATTAACATCTACTGGTTATGTAAGACGCGATATAAAAGAGTGTGTATTACCACATGCTAGGCATGGAGAAAAATTAAGGATTTATAAAAAGAATCGCGAAGTTATCGGTAATTTGACATTAACATTAAATGAATATAAAATGTTAAAGCAATGTTTTAGGGGTGGCAATACTCATGCTAATCGATTTATCACCGGACATATATTATCTTGTGTGCATAGTTATGATATAAAATCATCATATCCAGCAGTTATGATGTATGATTATTTTCCAATGAAAAAGTTTCGACTTGTGGAAGTAGATGAAAATAATTTAGATTATTATTTAAGTCGTTATTGCTGTCTTTTTGAAATATGGTATAAAGATTTAAACGCTAAAATAGAATATCCAATACCATATATTAGTGTCAGCAAATGTCAAGAATTATCAATTAATAATGATAAATTGGGAACTGAATTATTAAATGATAATGGCCGTGTTTTAAAGGCTAGTTATGCAAAAATGACAATTACTGAGATTGATTATAATATTATCAAAAAAACTTACGACTTTTCCGCAGTATCAATTGAAAAATTTTATGTTGCTGAACGTGGAAGATTGCCAAAAGAATTTAGGATAGGAATTATGAAATTTTTTTATGATAAAACGGTATTAGCGCAATATCCCGAGAAAGTCTATGAAAAAAATAAATCTAAAAATAAATTAAATTCCGCATACGGGATGTGCGTGACTGATATAATTAATCCTGATATTAATTATGTTAATAATGAGTGGGTTAAGGATATAATGTCCGAGGTTATGGAGGAAAATGCAATAGAAAAATATAATAAGTCAGTTAGATTTTTGTACTACGCATGGGGTGTTTGGATAACAGCGCATGCAAGGAATCGTCTACAATATATGCTTAACATTGTAAAAGAACATGTCGTATACGTTGATACTGATTCGATTAAATTTTTAGACCCGTCGGGGGAATTAAGACATGCGTTTGAAAAACGAAATAAAGAAATCATAAAAATTAATGATGATTTAGACATAAAAGGGATAGTAGACATGGTTTTAGATATCAACGGTAAACCGAAAAAAATCCATGAAGTCATTGGTATCTGGGAATATGAGAAATATTATATATCTTTTAAAACGTTGGGGGCTAAAAAATATTGTTATCATCACGTTGATAAACCCGATGTATTCCAGATTACAGTATCCGGAATGGATAAGAAAAAGGGGGCTGAAAAAGTAAAAGATTTTAGTGGTTTTACACCAGGTCGAAGTTATAGTGATGTGGGAAGGACGGTATCGTATTACAATGAAGCTCCAATCCATGAAATCGAGATTGAAGGTTCACGTTTTTTAACTGCGTCAAATGTTGCTATTGTAGATACAACATATACATTTAATTTGACCGGTGAATATCAAAAAGTTTTAGGCTTATCTGGGAATAATTATATGATGGAGGTGTCTTAATTTTGGAATATTATGATATAAGTAAGATTTATAAAGCAAATAAAGCATTTAATATTATATGTGGTATGAGAACCGCCGGTAAGACTTATGGTTGGAAAATGTTAGCATTAGCTCAATTTCCAGAATTTGATTTTGAGTTGACAGATAATTTGATAACTGAGGGATATTATACTAAACAAAACCAAAAATTTATCTACGTCAGACGACAAAAAGAAGATATACGATTAACAGCAGGGGCGTTATTTACGGATATAGTCAATGACTATAACAAAAATAACGGAACTGATTATTATATTGAGCACATGGCAAATAAATTTTATCTAATGCAGTTTGATGTCGAAAAAAATAAGGCAGTAAGAGTTAGACACATTGGATATAGTTTGTATATCAAGTTAGGTGAGGCTTTTAAGTCGTCCTCTTATGACGACGCTAACTTGCTCGTGCATGAGGAAGCTTTAACAAGTAACTATAATAAATATTTAGACCATGAGGTTGACGATTTTATCGACTTGATTAATACGTGTTTTAGATTGCGTAAGGGTAATCGTGTATTTTTAATTGGCAATGTATCAAGTATTGTAAATCCTTATTTTGACGCGTGGAAGATTAAAAATATCAATATAGGTATAACAATACATAGTTATTATAATAAATTATTATCTAAGACTATGGAAATTGCAGTAGAATATACCCAACCCCCGGATATCAAGAAAACTGCACAAGATAATGACTTTCTTGGATTGGCTAGTGACAAATATCTTAATTATAATATAGCAAATGCAACAAAAGACGATGAAAAAGTCAATGTAAAAGCCGAGATGTGCGTGCGAGCGCCGATAATTAAATTTGATTATGACGGCCATATGTTTTTTGTCAGTAGGATTAGTTACAATCATAAAAAGTTATATATCTCGAAGAAAGTACCTTATTTTTATGCTACTAATCCAAAACGTAACGTGCAAACGTTAATCATAAAAAGACAAAAACGTGATAATTTTTATCTATCTTATACAACTCAAAAAGGTGCAGGAAGGTTTTTAACTCCATCTATTTTTGATTATTTAAGATTACATTATATAAATGATAATATACTTTTTGACAATTATCAAACGAGAGTACGTTTTGAACTATTTTTGAAAAGACATAAATTTATGTCTTGACAAATATATCAAATAATGATAATATATACTTGTAACTAGATAACATATTTTATATAACACTTTATGCAATTTCTAATCACGTACAAAAATGAAAAAGAAGGGAATGATAAAAAAATGCAGGTATCTATTATTAATGGGTATAATTATGATGTACTCGTACTAGAAAATTCTGGATATCAGATTAAAGCACAGATTACTACAAATAGCAGAGTAAAAAGCTTAAAACTGGAAAAAAGAATCCTTGAAGAAAATGGTTTTGAGCCCAGCATATCGTTGTTGAAAGAAAAATCAGTATCGAAAACTACTTATGAAATCTCTGAAAGTATCATCAAAGAATATGGAACAAAATTAACAGATTATGAAATTTAAAAAAGGGGATAAAAAATGAACATTATTATTAATCGTATGCCTAATAGAGTTGATATTGTAAATAGTATGGTTAATTCAAAAACTTTTCAGGAATCCGTTGGAAGCAGATTTTTAATGACTGGATATGCGATTTATGAAAAAAATGAAAAAAATGAAAAAAATGAAAACGAATCTGAAGAAATAAAAACTGTCACTGTTATCAAAGACCATGAAGGAAATTACTATTCTTCAATTGGTCAGACAGCGTATAATTCAATTTGCGCAATCGACACATTAAATCTGACCGACAGTGAACTTAAGTCAGGAGTAACGATTGATATTAAGGAAGGACATAGCAAACAGGGAAGAACATTTGTGTATGCGTCATTAGTGGAGGATGAATTATAATGAATATCTCAAGGATTGAAAACCTGATTAATGAGTATGGCAATGAAAATTCAGAACTATTAGCTGACCTTGACGAATTAAGACGACAAAATACTGAATATGATGATGACTTTAATCGCATAAAAGAAGCCAATGATACATTAACATCCGCTTTGGAAAATTCCAGAGCTGAAAATAAAAGGCTTCTCGGACTTGTAAATGATACAACGTCAACGCATACAAATGCTCGTAAACCAAAGCCTATTGGACATTTTATTAAAGGGGGTAGTTTATAATGCCTAGATTACAGGTAAATAAAGAGGATGTTACAAACTCAGCCATCACTAGAGATATCATGGATAATAATGCTGCTATGGCGCAAGCGTTAGAATCCGTTGAGTTATCCGATAATAGAGCTATACTAGATACAATTTTATCTAACTCAGATTATATAAATACGTATATTGGGGAATTATTTTATCTTTTTGGAAATCCTCAAGTGCGTACAATGTATTACACTAATCACATGAGAGAGTTAAAAAATCCACTATTGACTTACGGTCAGGGCGAAATTGAATATTTTGTCACAAATGATAGTGGAAAAAAATTTAATGCAAAAGGCGATGGTCTTTTAACACCAACAATGGATGATATCAAGAACTATGTTTATAAGGTCAATTCATTTAGGACGTTTGAGACGACTGTATATGAGGACGATTTAAGGATGGCATTTTTAACTGAAACCGGAGTTTATAGCATGGTGACAGCAAAAATGGCTGCTTTATACTCGCAAATTGAACTTGAAGAATATACAAAAATGCGTGACCTTATATCAACTCCTGTTATCGGTGGAACTCCGACTGAAAATAAGATTTCACTTCCTTACATAACATACGAATACGGCAATAGCAAAGACTTGATGAAAAAAATCAGAGCAATGGGAATGAAAATGCAGTTCCCGACAGGTTATAATACTTTTATGCCAAAATTTGGAAAATCCGCTTTGCAGGTTCAGAATTGCGTAGCTCCTGGCGATTTGATGATTATATCAAATCCTGATTCGATCGCTGAGGTAGATGTCGATTTACTGGCAAGTGCTTTTCATCAAGATAAAACAGATTGGCTTTTTAAAGTCTTGACAATGGATTCCATTCCAGCGCCTGACGTGGAAATCAACACTACTGCGACACAATGTGACGCGATTTTGTTCCACCGCGACTTGTTTAAAGTTAGGGATACTAAGTTTAAAACAGCTACATTTTATAATGCTGATAATGATTCTTATAAAATTTATGTGCATAAAAACACGATTTATGAATTATCACCTTTTTATCCAGCCGTAGCGGTTTGTACAAAAGCGTCAAAATAATTTAAGGCGGATATCATATCCGCCTTTTTTTAAAGGGGAAAATAACAAATGTTAGATTTAACATCAATGTGGCCAGTGCAGATTGTACCAGGGATAAATGACACTTTTAGAAGCATTGGAAGCACAATTAATGAAAAACGAGTTATACGTACAGCATTAACACGCGAATATTTAGGACGTATAAAGTGGTCTAGTCAAAGAAAAATTCATAATTTAGAGCACATGGAAGATTATTTATTAACGTTTGGTGCAGTAAGTCTTTGGAGATATGATGTAACAGGTGATTTATTTATTACTCCATTTACAATGAATGGAAATTATAATGTATATTCATATCCATCCGTGATACGACCTTATAATCCTTATGGCGGTGACATATTTAATATCGATAAGTTAGATATGGGTAATTTTGCCGTATGTTTTGAAAATGGCATGCGTACAAGTACAGTACCAGTGATACGTTATTACAGCGATATGATGTCACAAGTTTTACGGGTGTTTAACAGCCGTCTTAAAGCTGCTAAGATATCAGCCGTTTTGATTAGTGATAGCATAGATTCTGATTTAACAACAAAAAATTTAAAAAAACAGCTCCAGGAGGATTCAGGTTTTCTTATTTTTAGAAATAAAGAAGCGTTCCAAAATGCTATGAATGTATATGACTTAAAAATACAGATTCAGGCAGCAGATTTTATAATGACTTATGAAAAATATCATAATTATTATCGCGAAATGATAGGTATTGACTGCAATCCAACGGAAAAAAAAGAACGGCTTGTCAAAGCCGAAGTTAATTCTAATAATATTTCTATTGACGATAGTATGTACGATTATATAAAAGAACGCGAAAACTTTTGTGAATATGCCAATAAGATTTTTAATGCCGGGATTAAAGCCGAAATATATATTGATAATGTAAACAAAAAAGAAGGTGATTAAATTGTCTTATTATACAGCGACATTAGCGGAGGTATATAAAAAATATCCTCACCAGTATGCGGCGATTGCAAGAGATATTTTTTCAACTTTTAGTTATCCTATTTATGATGTTTCAAAAAAAGAAGAATTAGAAACTGATTTTGTTCGAGAATTTTACATGTCGGAATTTGCACATGAAACATTTCAAATGTGGTTATGGCGTTTAGCAGTCGTATGGAATGATACGATACCAAAGTACAATCTATTATGGCAAGAGCAAAAACGAATACTGGATAAAGGCACGATGGAACTTTTTGGGTCTGGCAGAACTGAAACTTATACGGGTATAGGTACGGGTAAGAACACAACGCAAGGAACACAACAAAGCATTGAGGATGGAAAAACAACAAATAATAACACGCAATCTGGTAGCACAAGTAATGATACATCAGATATGCCGATTTCGGCCGAAGTTGACATAACGTCATATAGAAGTGAAGCAAATGCCATAACAGTAAACCAGACAGACGATGGCAGAGGTACATCAACGTCAACAACGGATAATACCGTTAATCAAACGGATAATTCGGAACAAATGCAGGAATATGAGCGTATCATATCAGGTAATGCGGTGGACGACCATAATTATTCGTTATTAATGGAATTTGCGGCTAATTGGACGGATATACAAAAACTTTTTTTTAATGAACTTGAAAGAAAACTTTTTATGCAAATCGTACATATTTAGGAGGTAGCAAAAAAAAATGAACACATTTAACGCTGAAAGATTTAAAGCTCAATTGGAAAAATTAAAAATCAATGGAGTGACAGAAAATGAGCCAACGTTAGCCTCAGATTTTTCTAAGTTTGAGTATTTTTCATTTTTGCAAGCTTATAACGAGTTAGTACAATTTATTTATACACTTCCAGTTGACGATTTAATCGCTATTGGAGACAAGCTGGAAGAATTAGACCAACAGATTAAAGCATTGACTACAACTGTAAGTGAGTATACAGCAAAAGTTGACACCGTATTAGATGATATCACACAATTTAAAACTAGTATCAATTCCACGATTACTCAAATACAAAACAAATTATCTCAAATAGGTGAATTGTCTTTACTTGAAACCAATGAAAAAGGTACAATTGTAGGGGCAATAAATGAGTTACATACTCAAAATACCTATGACAGATATTATGGCGTAGACAATGGTATATTATCGGACGCGCTGGGGTGCGGTCTTCAACACTGGAACCAGCAAAATTTACCACGAGAATGTAATAGTACTACATCTCAAATTCCATATGATTTTGGAAATGGTGTTAGAACGGTTGATTTTTTCAACGAAAATTCAATTTGCGTTAATTTATATGGTAAAAGTAAAAATACTAATCGCGCAGAAGTGTGGAGAAATTACTACAACGGCTCAAATTGGACACAATGGACTCACTTCGGTTTATCTCGATTAGATTTTTTAAAAAAATTAGATATTAATACAGGCACATTTACAATCCCTAATTCAAGTAATTATAATTACTTAATCTTAATTTGTAATAATACAGCCATTAAAAATTCAATTAGCTTTAATATGATATACATGTCTAATGATACCTATAAGTTGACAAATACTGTTTTTAACGGCAATAATATTTACGTTGTTTCTACTTTAACCATAACTCGCGTTGATGATTTATTTACTATTGTATCTAACGATGAATTATGGATATATAGTGACCATTTCGAGAACAAGACAAATCTAAATAGATTATATATCCAAAATGTTTTAGGTCTTACTATATAATGGTGATGATATGAAAATAATTGTATATTTATGTAATCAAATCAACATACCTTTGGATTTATCACAGCAACAACAATTTGATAATTTTAATCAGCAAAAAGATTTTTTTTGTAATCAAAAATTATATAAAAAAATCGACACGCAATTAACACAATTGGAAAGCGGCTACATGGTTGTAGCCGCACCATTTGAGGAATTAACAAATGCCGGGGTAAATTATCTTGCAATAGAATATCCCAATGGAAAAATGTTATATGCTTTTGTTACTCGTATCACACCCGCACCAAACATATCACATGCAAGCATTTATTATGTAAAAGACGTATGGCAGACATGTATGTTTGATTGGACGCTGAAACCATCGATGATTGAGAAACAACATTTTTCTAGTAAAAGTTTTACTCAATGCGAGCAAGATGTAGGAGTTAATAATTATGTAACATTTAACAAAACTCAATTCTCAAACTTAGTGAGAATCACTGATAATAATAATGATAGGTGGTTTATTGTTATCATTGCATGTGACATATTGACAAGCGGCGGAAATGAAGAAAGCCCTAAGATTCAGAGTTCAAAAGGTGGTTGGGTAGACGGCGCGTTCCAATCGTGTGATTTTCTGGCTTTTCCACAGAGTTCAAAAGAGTGGAATGGTAAAAATCTTATGGGGATTGCAGACTTTTTAGCGTCATTGACTTTCCAGCCATGGATAACAGCACAGATACAAAAAATCATCATGGTGCCATACTCCATGATAGAATTTTATAATTATTATGATTTTATGGTTTTTCGCGAGAAAACAGTCATTAAATTAAATTCCATCGATAAAAATAAGGGTTTCAGCATAACGGTAACAGAAGAAATTCATACTCCATATTTTTACCGCACGCAAGCTCCATTATCTTATTATGATGATATTTTGCAAATGTTCCGCGCACCGTATACATTAATGACACTTAATTGTATCAATGGTTCAAGTATTCAGATTGACCCCGGATATTTTACAACATTTGGAACTACTGGCGTGATGGAAACCTGTAAAATCACATGTCAGTTTATCATCAGTGATAATCCCCGTTGTACTTTAGTTCCCAATGATTATAAGGGGGAATCATATAATATAGACTACTCATTAGTTTATGATGGGTTCCCGACTATGACCGTAACATATGATAATGGCCGTATAGCTTTTGCTCAACAGGCTAACAGTTATAAAGCGCAAATGGGGGCAATCAGTGCTAATCAAAGTTTTGTCGGACAAAGTGCAAACATCAATGCTAGTTTATTAGCAAGTCAAAAAAATCTACAAGATTATCAGCGTAATACAAGTGTCATTGGAAGTGGTCTATCTGCTGTTGGTAGTTTATTCTCACTTAATATCGGCGGAGCATTAGGAAATGCTTACAATGCCGCAGCAACTGCTGGACAAGCAAGTTATCAAAATCAGATATACCGCAATCAACTTGCGCAAAATGATTTAAATGCCGCAATGCAAAAACAAAATTATGCTAATCAAGCTAGTATCTTAACAGCCGCTCGTAAAGACGCACTACTACAGGGCATGGGTGTAGCCAGTCTTGCAGGCGGTGATATGTTAGCATTTTCCCAAAACTATGATAAATATTTCCCTATGTTTTGGATAAGTATAAAAATTGCAGCGCCTGATGAATTTTCTTGTATTGGTCAGCAATTTAAAATGTTCGGTTTCAATTATCCGAAGTTTGAAGCGCCTAACTTATACGGAAATGCTATAAATGAAGGAAAATATAACTTTGTTAAATTAGTATCTGCAAACTTAGACGGGAAATTAACCACGGAGGAATCAGCGGAGATTAAAGCAATTTTACAAAATGGTGTCGGTATCTATCATTATCCAACACTTATAGGCAGTTATATATAGGAGTGATAATAAATGGCATATAATTACCGGTGGCCTTTACGTCAAGTTGAAACAATCACTTCATTTTACGGAGACGCAAGCCCAGAAAATATTGCAAAAGGTTATGCGGCGAATCATATAGGTATCGATATCGCCGCTGACATCGGAACGGCTGTATATCCATGCGCAGACGGCTACATTGAAAGCTATGGGAATACTACAGAGCGTGGGAATTATGTCAATATACTACTTATCGATGGGAATACGATGGTCATACAGCATTTACTTTACCCCAACCTCGAGAATACCGGATTGAATGTAGGCTCAGCGGTCACATCTAACGATGTTATCGGATATGTTGGTCAAAGTGGAGCTAACATAGATATACCACATTTACATTTTGAGATTATAAAAGGTAGCACGTTGTACCGGGCAAGCGAGGCAGGCTTGCCCGAAAACCCCATGAAATATCTGGATTTAGACAAAACACTTGTGACTGCATATCAGGCTAACATCAATGACCAAAATGGAAGCGTAACATCGCAAGTTATAAATCAACCATTTTTAATTTATAAGATTGGAGATAATTTCTTAGTTATCGGCAATAATCAACAAAAAATTTTTAAGAAAGCAGGTCAAAACATATGGCTATAATGTATTATCCAGTTAAAGGTTTAAGCAGTAGATCACCTAACGTGACATCTAACTTTGGTTATCGCAATATATCCTATGGTAGTAAATGGCACCATGGTATAGATATCGGTGCAAGTAACGGTACTCCTGTGCTGGCTGCCTATGATGGCAAATGCACAAAACTTTGGAGTATCGGTCAAAGCAGAGGTTATACCGTACAATTACAACATACAATCCAACCTTATGGCACGGTATACACATTTTATCAACACCTTAATGCTCCATCACCACTAAAAGTAGGAGATAATGTTAAGATGGGCGATGTTATCGGCTATGTCGGCGGAAGTGGAACAAGTATCAATAGTTATGCCGCACACCTACATTTTGGGATATCCCTTAATTATCCTGACGATTGGTATAGGAGTACCTGCCAACGTTACGATGATTACCCACAATATACGATTGGTGCAGTTGACCCATGTACTGGTAACTGGTTAGGCGTAGATACTGGTGAGACTGTCGGCTTAAATCCCGGAAATTCTCAAGTCGGAGGTAATGGTCAAAATAATAAACCCACAAGCGATGGAAAAGGCTATTATCGAGTGACGCCCACAGATGGACTTAATTTAAGACGTGAGCCGAACACTAGTTCTAGTGTTATAGTAACAATACCATATAACACGCAAATCTATGTTGAAAGTATCTCTAATGGATGGGCTAAAGCAACTTATAGCAGTTATAGCGGATATTGTAGTGCAGATTATCTTACTTTTATCACTGGTGCCACTTCAACTGCTGAAATGTTTGATTATCTGACCATAAGTGGAAATATCATCATTGGTCATGGCCAGAGCGGAAATGGAATATTTTATCCTATCGCCCCTACAGTCTGGGAAGGTGCAAGTAATGTAACTTATACACCGGAAGACCGCCCAAGTGAAGAATCACAAGGCTTTGGTATTAATTTTTACAAATATATGTGCTATGTGACATTTACAGCTGAAACTGGTTCTATTAGTTATGATAATACAGGGATATGGGTTCCGTATGACCCATTAAGTATAGGCTGTATTGGTTTTTGTGCTAGTAATGCAAAAAAACTTATTTTAGAGATTCTAAATTTAGATAGTAGTACGGCAAACTACTTAAGTAGTTATTATCTTCCCAATGGTCAGTTATTGACAACTGCTTGTAAAACTCAATCTGACACATGGTTTTGGAGCAAAACAGGAGGTTCATGGAACGCACCAGCGGTCAGTGACGCTCAACGACCATCTATGGTTTCATTTTTAACGAACGAAGCAGGAGTAGACGGGCAAAATAAACTTTTGTATTCTTTTTTTAATGAATATGTAGAAAAAGGTAAGGCGCAAGGTATTACAGACCCTCAAGTAATGATGTACTTTTGTGATTTATATAACCAAAATCAACAAAGTGCATTAACTGTATTAGGTAGAGCCGGAGGGGCTAAAGCAACATTATTGAGTTTACATAATGCTGCATTAGCTAGTAATACTTTTGGGCCGTACAAAACAAGACGAAACAAAGCATACGATTTAATAAGTGCGTATAAAGGACAAGAACCACCCGAAGAAATGCCTGACCCATCAGAATGGCTATACTTTGGAGATTAAATGAGGGGTTTCACCCCTCATTTTTTTATTATGATTGGTAATTCAAATAACAATTTTTTCAAAAATATATAGCGTTCCGATACTTGATTTTTCAAAAAACAAAGATTATATTCTTTTTCTATTTCTTCTTTTAATTTTTTAATCATGTTATTGTATATATCATCAATTACTTTATCATATATTATCGTTGTAACATAATTTTTAGCTACCTCATATTTTTTATCGTAAAAATGACTAATTAAATTATTTTCAACATACATATCAAGTGATGTCATGTAATTATGATATATTTCAAAAACATTTTTTATAAAATCATTAACTAATTCATCTTTGTTTAATTGTTCTAATTCGTTATAAAATTTTTTTTCACAAACTAACATTACTCTATCCCTCATATTATGGCTCCAATTCAATGGTATACAAATTAATATCTTTTTCACTAATGTTATCAATAACAACATAACATTCTTGATTTTTTTCTGATAATAATTTACCATTAATCCAGATATTTTTATCAGTATTTTCTATAACATATGATAAAATATAGACCATACCACATGTTAATAAATCATCTTTTTTTATATTCATATTTTCTCTCACTTTTCTAAATCATGTTTATATTTAATAATATGTTTTACTATTATTTCAATTTCATGCGCTATTATAATACATGTAAAATTTAAAATTCCAAAAGTTATTACTACAGCTACTAAAATATAAGATATGATTGACAGTATATTCATTTATTTTCACCTCCAGTCTATGCAGTAATTATTTTATACTCACTTTGTACGTATTAGGATATTTTGTTATCCATACAATCTTACCATTTACTTCGGTTGACCATGAAGTAGCATTGCCGTTTTCATCATTCATTTCGTTTAATACATTCCATTTTAACATTTTCATTTCCTCACTTTCTATAAACAAGTTATCTCGTTTCTATGTTTATATATAATACCACACTTTCCTAAAAATGCAAGCACTTTTTTACTAAAAATTTTAATAAAATATCAGATAAGCGCGTGCAACCTACACCCCCCTCCGGGTGGGGTGTCAATATACCCCACCGGGTATGGGTGTCAATATACCCCACCGGGTATGGGTGTCATGTATCGAACGTTTGAAGAACATATGTTCGGTATTTGAAATATATTTGCGTGCGCAAAAAGTTTCGCAGCAAGTTTCGTGCCAAATTTCTTACTAAAAAAATCCGAACAAGTGTTCTGGGGGAATTGAATCGAACATATGTTCGTG